GTTTGCTGTCCGATGTGACCGCGTACTGGGTTGGTGAGTCGCAAGAAATCACCGCTTCTGACGCAACTCTTGGTGCGGCTGAACTGATGGCTCGCAAGCTTGGGGCACTTACCAAGGTGTCGCGTGAGCTTGACGAGGATGCGGTAGTTGAAATCGGCGACATGATTACTCAGTCGATGGCGTACGCTATGGCTGACAAAATCGACGAAGCCGGTTTCAACGGTGACGGTACGAGCACTTACGGTGGTGTTCTCGGTCTAAAGAACGCTCTGCATGCTAACGCAATTTCGACGGCGGCTAGCACTCATGATTCGGCGTTAGACCTCACTATGTCTGACTTTGAAGCAATGCTGGGGATGTATCCACAGTATCCAGGTGCGAGTCCACGTTGGTTTGTCCACAGTGCCTTCTATTGGGCTGCAATGGCTCGATTGGCTGACGCTGCTGGTGGAAACACGAACGTAACACTGGCTAATGGGCCCCAGATGATGTTCTTGGGCTACCCGGTGACGTTCTCGCAAGTCTTGCCTAGCACCACTGGAACGGCAGCGAGCACCATTCTGGCGTACTTCGGCGACCTTCGCCTGGGTGCAACGTATGGAACTCGTCGCTCGATTCGAACCGAAGTGAGTCTTGAGCGTTACTTTGAAAACGACCTCATTGGTATCAAAACCACTGAGCGTGTAGCGATCAACATCCACGAGCGTGGCGACACAATCCGCACTCGTCCTGTGATTGCACTCAAGACCTCTACCTAATCCATCGTTCGCTCCGGTGGGACGCTCGCCGGCTGCTTCGGTAGTCGGCGGGCAACTTTTAAACATCAAAAAACCAAGGGTACAAAATGAAACCAGCCAAAGAAGTTGAAAGCGTAATGTTGGCACCGACAACGGCTGCCACTACCGAACGCACTGCGAACCTAGATATTTCAGATGCAAACTTTGCCACGATTCGCGTTTTGCTTGGTGCTGAAGCTAATACCAACAGCACCAATGTCGCGATCTCGCTGTCAGAGTCAAACGATACGGTTGTGACGAACTTCGCCACGTTCGACGCCACATACAACCGAACGGTTGATAACACAGCAGGACGGGTCGCAGTAAGCCACATTGATTGCGAAGGACGCAAGCGGTACATCCGTTTGACAGTTACCCCTGACACCACTACTAACGGTGCGGTGATCACAAGTGCTGTTGCGTCGCTAACTAAGTCTGTAATGACAGGTTCAGCCGCTGATTACGGCGATGACGTTGTATTCGGCTAAACAAACTAACCACCGGAGCGAAAACGGATGGAATCGAAACAAGTTACTGTGTCAGCTTTGATGACGGCACCACGGTATGAGGCTGTATACGCTCGCAACTACATCGAACTAGCTCTAAAGTCAGCTGGTATCCCACTGACAGTAAGCGGTGGAGTGTACTACGGGCAATGTATGCAGATGATGCTCGAGGCGTTAATCGGAAAAGTTGATTACGCACTCACGGTTGACTTTGACTCGATGTTCACTGAGAAGCATGTACAGCGGCTGCTGTCGCTTGTCGTTGAGCACGAACAGATAGACGCACTTGCTGCTGTACAGCCAAAGCGTGGATGCGGTGACATGCTAGCGGCAAGGAGGGAAGGTGCGAGAACAGTGGATTGGACCGGCCACCCAATTCAAGTGGACTCAGCGCATTTTGGCTTGACGATTATTGACTTGAAAAAACTAGCTGACGTTCCAAAGCCTTGGTTTTGGTCGCAACCAGACCAGGATGGACGCTGGGAAGGCAGCAAGATTGATGATGACGTTTACTTTTGGAAGAAGTGGCAAGAGGCAGGGAATCGTGTATTCGTCGATCCAGGATGCAGGCTAGGGCACCTAGAAGAAGTCATTACCGTATTCGATGAAGGCATGAACCTGCGTCACCTTTACCCGAAAGAATGGAGCGAAGCTCGTGCAAGTACAGTTGATTAAGCCTTGGAAGCACTACCAAGTTGGGCGTATTTTTCCAGAGATGCACAATGGTTCTGCACTGCTGTTAATTAAGCGAGGTATCGCAAAACATGTTGACGATAACACAGGTACGCAGACCACGGATAACAGTGCAACCGACCACGGAGCCGGTGACGATTCACGAAGCCAAGAGAGCTTGCAATCTAGCGGTAAGCGACACGACACACGACGTAAAGCTGGCGAGTCACATACAGTCAGCAAGAGAGCAGTTTGAACACGATACGTCCATTTACCTAATTAAGCGAACTGTAACGCTGTCGGTTGATGTGCTCGACGAGTTTCAATTTCCACATAAGCCAATTAACTCAATCACTTCGGTTACTTATTACGACAGCGGTAACACCAGTCAAACCTTGTCATCCAGTTTGTATCAATTGGATGCAGCCAATGGTCAGTTCAGGCTATCTTATAACCAGACTTGGCCAGGAATCGCTGATAGATGGGACGCGGTTACGTTCACTTACGTCCTTGGCAACGACGACGATTCAACATCAGTTGAGAGTTGGGTTAAGCGAGCGATATTGCTGCTCGTGGCAAATGAGTTTGAACAGCCTGACATGATGAGTCCGGAGTATACGCAGCGACAAACGGCTTACGAGCGATTGATAACTCGGTTCATGCGGAGCACATACCCATGACTTGGCGACCGAACAAAGGTTTTCGCTTAGGTGCGATGCGTGAGAGAGTGCAGATTCAGACTGCCGTAGAGACGGTTGACACTGCCGGACAGACAGTCCGCACTTGGACAACGACCTTTGTTAACGAGCCAGCTCAGCGAATGCCAGTACGTGGTGGAGAGGGTTTGCGAGGAAGGCAAGTTGAGGCAGGCATTGACGAGATATTTGTGATTCATTTTCGTGATACTGTTACACCACAAATGCGATTGGTTTTCGACTCGCGTACTTACGGGATCGTTTACGTCAATCCAGTCGAAGGCGGCAGACGCTACTTGGAAATATCCTGTAAGGCAGTTGTCTGATGAAAGTCGATGTGAAGATCAAGTTTCCGACAGACGCTGAACTAGCGAAGATGTTTGACGCTGTGCCTAAGTTGAATCGGTACGAAGTTGGGGACAAGGTTGTAACTGCTGGTGCTCGTCCGATAACGAATCGAGCCAGGCAGTTAATGCCAAGAAGCAAACTAGCGGATAGAGCGAAGTGGAATAAAGAGCGAAAGGCTGGCAAAGGTCGTTGGGCTGGATTGGACCAAACAGCACTATGGAAAACTGTCAAGCTTGTTGTGCGAAAGAACCAACGCGGTGGAGCGATAGCGGTAACAGGTCCGGAGTTCACAGGTGCGGGTGGGGCAGGGCAGAAGATTTACCTTGTCGCTGAGCACAAGCAACGCGGTAGGCGAATGATTTTTTGGGGTCGTGATGGCGGGCGAACAAAATTGAAGATTCGCAACGTCATGGTACAGGCTGCTGACGAAGTTCGAGCGCAAACGTTAGCGGCAATGAAGGCAAAGCTAACAACTTTAATGGATCAAATGTGGCGTGGCTGATGTAGCTGTTGGGTTGCGAAACTACTTTCTGTCCAAGACAGCAATAACTGATTTGGTTGGTTCGACTCGTATTTACACTGACCAGCTACCGCAGCGAGCGACGCTACCGGCGATTGTGCTTAATCAACTGTTTACGGTTCACGATCACCAGTTGAGCGACTTAGGTGGATTGGCCCATGCAAGGGTGCAGATTGAGTGTTATGCAGCGACAAGGTTGGTTGCCAATAGCATTGTTGAGGCTGTCCGAAGTTGCGGCATTATCACGCAAAAAGGTTCGACTAACGGCGTTGACATAAGAGGCGTGCGGGTTGAAGAGGGAATGAGTTACAAAGATGACGCGGCAACAGATGGTAGCGATGAGCAGCGTTATGTGTCTGTTTTTGATTTAGTGATTGACTACACGGAGACTTAGAAAATGGCTTTAACTGGTGACACTGGCAACGGAGCCACAATTACCTTCGCTGCCAACATGGGTTTTGGAACTGCTACCACTTCGCTGTCGATGGCGATTGATGTAACGCAGGGAGAGCAAAGCATCGGTATTATTGACGTTTCGACGCTAGCAACAAGTGGCGTGCGTGAGTCAATTCCAAGCGACTTGGCAGAGTTCGCTGAAAGTTCTGCTAACGTCAAGTGGCTTACTTCGGCGGCATCTACTGTGGCAATGAATGCGTCTTTGCCTGCTTCAGCTGGAACAGTTCTGATTACCTATCCGCTCAGGACTGGTGAAACTACTGCGGCTAGTTTTAGTGGAACTGGCTTCATCACTGGCCATACTCAACCAGCACTTGCTAACGGCCAACTTCAGGCTGGAAGTATCAAGTGGAAGTATGACGGAGACACTGGACCAACCTATACAGGAGCCTCTTAATAGATGGCAAAGCAAAGGGAATTCCGAGTCGATATCAGCCGGCAGCACGTAACTGTAAAGCTGATAAATGGACTCGAATTGATTGAGGATCACGGCTTCAATTATGTCGACTGTTATTTTCCAGACGGAACGCAACAGACATGGGGCTACATTGGAAGAAACCCACCAAAGGGCTCGCAGTTTTCACCTCTTTCAAAGATCAAGCAATCACTGGCAAACGCCATCCAAGCGGAGATCAACAAGTTGCTTGAATGTCAGCCAGATGAAGCAGCACCAGCTCCGATAATTATTGAAGACAACACTAACGATATAGAAGAGAGCGAAGACGATGAGTAGTTTGCGAGATGAATTGTTGAGCGAGCCGCTACGCAAGTCGGCGGTAACGATTCGAGGCAAGTCTTTTGTGATCCTGGAAATGGACGAAGGCGAGTGTGGCAGGCTGATGGCATCGTGCCGCAAGGCTAACGGCAAGTGGATCGCAGAAGACATGCCAGACGGAAAGCTGCTCAGTCGCTGCGTCCGTGACAGTCAAGAAAACGAAGTCTTCGGAATGGACGAGTGGAAAGAGTGGCGGAAGCTTGGTCGCGGCTGGACTGGACCACTGCGGCGTGAGGTTCTTTCGCTAAACGGACTCGATGAAGATGACGTTGGGCGTGAAGTAAAAAACTCCGAAACAACCGAAAGCTCCGTCTAGCTTGTCGGTTGTGTTTGGAGTTAGGCATAGACGACCCTGAAAAGTGGCTCGCCAACGCACCAAAGCGAGTTATACGCACTTGGGACGCTTATTGGCAGTTGGAGCCATGGGGACAGCCTTGGCATCGCCACGCTGCAAGCATGATGATGTTAGCGGCTATCCATAGAATGTTGATGACTGGCGAACAAAAACATAAGCCAGCCAGTTTTGCAGATTGGATGCCAGCGGGATGGTCAGAAGATCCAGCTCCGGAACAAGCTGGCGATGTGATAGAGAACTTAGACAACTTTGTAAGGGCAGTCAGTAGATAATGGCTACAACGATCAATGCCTACAAGGTTTCTCTTTCGCTGGATGCTGGGCAGTATATTTCGGCTTCGTCTTTGTCGAGGCAGGAAACAGCTATGTTGCGGCGTGATATTACCGCAGCTAGAACTCCCGCTGAAAATTACTCTATTGCACTCAACAGGTTAAACAAGGCACTCAACGAAGGTGCAATCAAGCAGGGCACATACAACCGCCTGCTTGATTCTGCGAAGTCTAAGTTGCATGGTGCATCAGATGCAGCAAAAGGCTTTGGAAATTCTATCGCTTCGGCTGTTGCAGGTTTTGTGGGTGCTTCGGCAATTAAATCACTGATAGGCGATTCAGTAAATTTGGCGGCTGAAGCTGAAAGTGCATCGATAGCTTTTGAAGTGCTTACTGGTTCTGTGGATGAATCTGCAAAGATGGTTGAAGGACTAAGGCAGCTAGCTGCCGCTTCTCCTTTGAATATACGCGACACTCAGCAAGCAGCTAAGACGATGCTTGCGTTCGGCCTTTCCACACAGGAAGTGTTACCTTCACTTCGAATGCTTGGTGACATTACTGGAGGAAACTCTGAGAGATTTAAGAACTTAACACTTGGCTTTAGTCAGATGGTTTCCGCTGGTCGCTTGATGGGCGGCGAACTTAGGCAAATGGTGGAAGCTGGATTTAATCCATTACAGGAAATTAGCCGTCAGACTGGTGAGTCAATGTTAGAGCTGAAGAAACGCATGGAAGATGGTGCGATTTCTTCACGCGAAGTTGCGGCCGCATTTAAGTCAGCAACCGAGGAAGGCGGAATGTTTTTCGGCATGATCGAAAGGGCGTCAAAGACAACAGAAGGTAAATTTGCCAAGCTAGCCGACGAAATTTATGGAGTTAAAAAAGCGATTGGCGAAACGATCATCGCATCAGAACAATTTGGCGGCGGTTTCGATTGGGTTATGAAGAACATGGGTTTGCTTCGCCAAGGAATGGAAGCTGTGGCTGGCGGTGGTGCAGCAAATATAAAAGGCGATACAGCAACAGCATTGGAGCAAATTCGCCAACAACAATTCTTTGCTGATAGACAGGTACGTAGGAAACGCGAAGGAAAGTCGTTCGCTGGGCAATTGGACGATACGACACTCAAAAATATGATGGGACCAGCTATGGACTTGAGCGGCGGAATAGAGTCTGCCATAAGCTCCACAGTGGATTCAGTTGGATCAATGGCATCAAGCGTATTGAGCGGATTATCTACTTTTCAATCAGCTGCCGAGATGATCACGATGAGTGGAGTAGCCAACACTCAGGAGTTAATCAAAGCATCAAAGGATGATCCAGCTATCGCATCGCTTGAGGTTGGAACGCAAGAAGCGTATAGGTATCTAACGCAAGCCACCAGAGATGCACAGAAGGCAGCTAGCGAGGAAGCGGCTAAGAAAGCGCAGCTTGAAGCCAATGCGAAAGCACAGCGTGACAAGATGAATGAGTACCTCGACAAAATCAACCAGGCGTTGGAAAAAAACGGCTTTAAGAGGTTAAGGTAATGCCGACACTTATAGACAACTCAGAATGCCGCACTGGCAGCGGGCGGATTCGCAGCCGCAGTGGCAGACCAGTATACGAAGAGACTTATACGTTTGTAATCCAAGCGGACTATAAAACGCAAACTAGAGACGTAATCCTAACTACGACACCTGGGCTACCTCAAGTTGGCTCAACTACATCTGCTGGTGGCTTCGCTGTTTGTGTTGGCGTTAGTATCGAACGCGACAAAGACAACGCTTTAATTTGGAGAGCTACCGCTGAATTCAGTAGCGAGGTTGAAGAAAGCTCTGGGGCAACAGGTGGCGGAGGTAGCCCTATCGATCCGCCTGAGACGTGGATTCCAATTTATGAAACCAAGTTTGAAAGATATCAGGAAGTAGTCACCAAGGACTTGGCTGGAGTGTCAGTGGCTAATTCAGCCGGTCAGGCTTTCGAGACTGGGTTAACTGTCACTCGTCATATTCCCGTCTGGGAGTTTTTTCAGCTTGAGCCAGCCACAGTAAGTGATGAAACGGTAATCGCACGCAGTGAAACGGTAAACAACGCAACATTCAAAGGCAGGGCTGCTAAGACGCTACTTTGTATTGTACTTTCTAGCGTGGTCGGCTTGTTTTATGGCCAACGCAGGCGTCTAACGCAATATCAGCTGAAGTACAACAAAAACGACTGGCGACATAAGCGACTTGACGTAGGGACTCAATACAAATCAGGAACAACACTACTAGACTTTACGTCAACTGATGGCAGTATCATGCTAGGTTCTCTCAATGGTTCCGGTGCCAAGCAGGCGGCTGGAACGGCTCCGGCCGTCATGAACTTCGATCAATACACAACCAGCACATTTGACTTCTTGAGGATTTAACATGGCTGCACTTTCAGGAATTACAGCGGTAAGGCCAACGTCAAACACGGTGGCAAGTGCTCCAGTGCTATATGGTGCGACTCTGGCGGCCGGCTTACCAGTCTACTTAGACACGACTGACAATGAACACAAAGCTGCTGACAATGACGCTTCTGTCACTACGGCTAAAGTGGCTGGCATAACAATAACGCCTGGTGTCGATGGTGGATATGGTTACATTGCCAAGCAAGGTTCCATCATACTAGTTGGCACTACTATGGCAGTCGGCACTAGCTATTACCTGGGTGCAACTGCTGGTGAGATAGTGCCAGAGGGAGATATAGGCACCGGTGATTATGTCACGAAGCTGGGCACAGCGGCCACAGCTACGCAACTCGACCTAGACATTAGAGCAACAGGCATACTGCACGCATAATGGCAACTACAGACGAAAAAACATATGGATTTAACAAGTATGACGCGGGCGAATTAGTTCAGTTTATTGGCAACTCTGA